ACCCTTTTCGCTCACAAATTCACACAAATTCTCAAACAAAATAATCTCACATTTTCTATCACAAAATCATTGCAATCTATCAACCACTATAGTATACTTAATTTAACAACAAAAGGAGGTCATTAAAAAATGACAATTAAAATCATCCATAACATTAAACTAGGTGAATACGATAACACAGACCGCGAAATGATTGAAAATTTCATGTTGCGGGTTAACATGTTAGATGCATCTGAAATTAAAGATGTAACATTTACTCTTTACAAAGGTGCATTTCCGTTAGAAGCAGTTATTCATTATAAGGAGGATAATAACTACACAAGTTTTAACCTATACTATAACGGTTTACGCATTCATAATTCTGGTTATACTTGTTCAACTAAACAATTTGAGGAATCAATTCAATATATCCGAAACGAATCGTATTAAATAGTCGAAACCGTCTTATGACGGTCTAACGGAACTAGTCACCCGTTACTGAAGAGACAGACTAAAGGAGGATAAACAATGCCAGTAAAAACACATTTAAGAGTGCTTCTATCAATGGAAGTAAATGGGATTCAAGTACAACTTATAACGCGCATCGTAAAGGGTAAACTAGTCTATGAAGTGACAACTGAGTATTTAAAATCATTCTATCGCATTGATTGTAAAGACTTCAAAGACGGGGCTGACAGATTCAAATTCGAGGTAAACCGTGTAATCAATCAAACAGTGAAGAAGGTAGGACAAAAACTATGAAGAACTACAATCTGCTAACAACGCATATGAAACGTGGTCAATTCATAGGTAAAACTGTCAGAATTGAAGCAATAAATAGTGAACATGCGTTATACAATTATATTTCAACATTAACAGAAATTGACACAATTACATTAAAAGCGGTTCGGGTATTAAACAAATGAAAAAGAAAATCAAAAAACCGTCCCCAGTAATGGAAACGGAATATCGTAAAGCATGGTTAAAATTGTTAAGTGAAAACATCCTGTACAAAGGAGACAAACCCAATGCACATACTTGAAATGTATTTCAGTCCACCGTATGACACAATCTTAAATCGTACCGTGATTTTAGAAGGTGAAAAAGAAGAAGCATATTTTCAAGTACTTGAAATGTTAACGAAACGTGAAAAAGAACTACTGATTAAAACACAAATAAAAGAAGCGGAATAATCCCGCTTCTTCTTTTTTATTGTATGCGCATTTTATTAAACATTTCATACGCAATATTTCGTATTACTTGATTATCAAAACGTAATAATCCACGTTTGAAGGCACTCACCATTTTCTTTAGATAATAGTTGTTCTTCCACGCTTCACTTAAAATGACATTTTCATCTAAATCATCTTTTGTTAATGCGAATACCAATTTGCTTGATGGGTCATAATCATTGGATAGATACATTAAACCATGACGAACATCCACCCAAATTCCAAATGTCATTCCTTTGTAAACGACCGCAAATTGATAGCGTGATTCCTTACTTCTCTTTTCGATGAATACTTGACTGTCATTCGTGAATTCATTATCAAGTGACATTTTACCATAGTCTGTACTACTAATTAACTCACCAAATTTTGTCTTTCGTCTTTGGTCAGAAAAGTCTACACTATTCGGGATTTCCACTAAAATGCTTTCATATGCGTTATAACGTTTTTTAATATCGGGTACTAAATTGAAGTACAAGAAATACGGATTGACAACAGACACCGCGTTACTCAAACAAATACACCTCACGTCTTCCCTTGTACGAAAAACCGTATCCATTAAATTGAGTAATGCTTCTACTTCATTCGGCAGATATCCACTATTATCTTTTTCACGAATAAATTCATCGAATATGATTGTCCCAACATTTGGGTATGCGTTCGACTTTTCACTCTGCCACGCAGAAAGAGGGATAGCCCATCCAAACAATTTATCGTCAATGAATAATTGTCTACCTTTTACCTTGAATTCATGATCGGGAAATTCTTCTCTAATATCATCGAAATAATTTCCAATTTTTCTTAGTTCTGTCTTATAACGTCTAACATAAATGATTTGTTTTCCATTCTTCAAAAACTGATTAATTGGAAATTTCTTCATTGCGTATGACTTACCAATACCCCTTGCACCAATAATAAAATTTAAAATACGGTTATAACTTAACATTTTATTCGGATTATAGTATAAACTTTTATCAACCATCATTAACACTCCTATTCTTTAGTTACAAAACTTGATACACCTTTATTATTCAATGTCTTTTTAGCGTTGTTTACTTCTGTATATGAGTTATATGTGCCTGCTATGATTCTGAATGTATCACCTTTTATACTCTTATGTTTTCGAATACTTGTTTTTATTCCTTTTTCTAATAATCGTTTTTGTTCTTTCTTTGCATTGAGTTCGCTCCCATAACTACCCACAATCAAGTAATAACTATGCGTTTTCTTTTCGTACTTTACTTTCTTTGCTAATGTTTCTGCAATTGCGCGACATATTTCATTTGTATATTTTTTATAAATTTGTGTGTCTGGAAGAGAATCAACAAAACATACTTCAATTAAAATGGCGTCTTCCAGTGTGTTGACAAGTACACCTAAATCTTTCCGTTGCTTTACACCGCGACTTTTCATTTCGTTGTTTGTTGCTTTTACGATAGCATCGCATACATTCGTTGCAATGTCCTTTTTATCGTAATATAAAACCTCTGTTCCATATGGTTTATTATTCATTCCCATGAATGCATTAAAGTGAATGGATACAACCAATGCACCCGCATCTTGATTATGATGTTTCACTAGATTGTTGATGTTTTGTTTTTGATTTTTACTTACATTGTCTTCATAGTAGCTAACAGGTACACCCATTTGTTTTAAATAAGATTCAATCATTTTCCCTACTTTACGAACTTCAATTACTTCATTGATGTAACCATTTGCACCGCTATTTACACTAGACCAATGACCCGCGTGAATTTCAATTTCGTTATACATTTATTTTCCCTCCCGATTAAAAATAGAATTAATAAAGTCAATAAATAAATCGTTTTGTTTATCGTCTTTTGATAACCTCAAATGACTTAAAATTGAATTCACTTCACTAGCTAAATACCCTAAATACAACACCCACAATGCGCTTATACCAATTGGGTACGGTATTAATAAAGACGTTGGTATAAAGAACACTAGTAGAATAAACATCACCATTTTTCGTGCAATTCCGAATATTGCTTTATTACTCGAAAAATTTGCATTTTTATTAAATTTTGCGTTTATCCATCCTAATGTAAAATCAATGATATTTGCAATTAAAATCAACGTTAACACATAAATCAATTTTGTGTTTTCGTTATCAAGCCACTCCTGTAGGTATTCTAACATTTCCATCCCATTCCCCTCCATCTAATATTTCCATCCGTTTAATGCGTCCGTTAATAGTAGAATAATTAAATTTTGTTTTTCGTCTTTTGTTCCAGGTGTTGGTGTTGGTGTCGGTGTTGGGTTTCCACTACAATCCACGTAATCACTTTCTATCCACGGATAACCATCACCTTGAACAATATTCACACCGTTTACTGCAAACACATCATAAATGTGTAATTCTGTACCTACTAACGTGTATGCACCTTGACTATTTACTCTAAAGCCTTGATAGGTGTCACCTTCCATGACTTGTAAATGTAAGTGGTCTCCCGTTGCATTTCCGCCAACACCCGTATGAGTCATTAACTCACCTTTATAAAGTATCGTGCCTTGACTATGTGTTAATGGCTCTTCATGGATACACGACCAAAATATTTTTCGCACTTGTCCATCGGCACACATCACCTCTTGAATTGAACGCCAAATTGTAATATCACCCGATGCACTTAAACACTCGCAATCAACAGGGGCATAAACAGGGTATCTATCATACGTTCCCACAAAGTCCATACAGTACGTACCCAAATGTGAATATACACCGTTTTCCCCTTGTGTTACATAAATCATGTCCATTGGGAATTGCGCTAACTGTAGACAGACACCGCCTTCACCATCTAAATTATTAAACCAGTATCGTGCTTGTGTGCTTCTATCAGGTTGATTTTGGTCTTTAGGACGTTCATAACATTTTAAAAATGCTTGTGCTAAATATTCAGGTGTTTGTGTAGACACTTTAAATTGTGCAAATGTTATCGGATATTCGTCCGTTGCTATCCACTGTATACCGTTATCCATTTCATATTGCAAACGTTCTAACTGTCCGTTTATATCGGTGATGTTGTAATTATTAGCGGTTGCCCACTCAATATATTTCGTTGCGGGTGTCCATTGCACTAAACCGAAACCTAGCGCGGTGTTACCCGCGTCTAGATTCTGCCATATACCCGAATTGATTGTACTTTCCGTTTCCATGTTACCCAACATGCCCGCTATCGCATTTTTCGTCCATCCGCGTTGTAATAAATAATTCATAATGTAATTCGCATTAATCGTCATTTCTTCTCGGGTTAGATAAGCATTTTTAGTTACAACCATGAACGAACCTCCTTTTATACAATTGATGTAATACGATAACTGTAATATGCGGCTGTTGCACGATTGTTACGAACCACGTAATTGACCCCGTCATGATAGATACTGCTAAATACTGTCGATGCTTCACTTCCTAGTACAAAGTCTTCCACATTGTCGGATAGGAATTGTGTCGTTTTTTCAGAACCTTTTAATAGCACATTTACGAATGCGTTGGAACTAATATCGAATACAGATACAACCGCCAAACGTTGACCTAATACAAGTGGATATGTTGCGTTAGGGGCTAGCGTAAAATCTATGTTCATTTCACTTATTTGATTTTTAACTAATGGTAAATTATTTTTGAGTAAAATACCCGATGCATTTGTGTCAATTAAAATACCGTCTTCATACACGTTATCCGAACAAATATTTCCCATGATAAGAATGTTTTGCGATGCACCCGAAACATGAATTCCATAAGGTTGCTTTTTAGCATCGGGTGAACCCGAATCGAAACAACGATTTCCCGTGATAATAATGTTTTGACATGCACCTAGTAATGTAATACCGTCTTCTTGATCTGTTGCGGGTGCTTTACCGTTGTTAAAACAAATGTTATTTTCGATGTTTGAGTTTTTACATCCCGCAAACATGATTCCCGCTGAATTGTTGTTGTATGAAATATTGTTCGCCACAATCATATTCCCGCAATCAATTACATCTACACCATTCCCATTATTTGCTTCAATAATGTTGTTCGTAATAACGAGTTGATATTTTGCGTTCGCGTATACACCGCCTGCAGTCCATCCACTACGTTTCCCGTTATTTCTAAAAATGTTTTCTGAAATGATACCGCCGTTTGTGTTATAAATGATTCCGTCTAATGCTCCTTCTTCCATGATGTTCCCTTTTACAATGTTGTTCCCAATGGAATAATCGACTGTATCATTACTAAACGATACAACACAATTTTCTGTACTACCAATGAAGTGTGAGTTTTCAATAATGGAATTGGTTACGTTTGACATTTCCAAACCAATGGTATTCGAGTTAATGACGCGAACATTGTCAATACGATTAAAGCGCGAACGCCATAATGTAATTGTAGACCCCGATGTTTTTCTCTCACCATTTCCATCCACCGTCATATGTGATAACGTAATGTTATCCGTTTCAGATGCAATGATGACCGCATCATTATGACCATCTATTAATTTGATAATTGTTTCATTCATTCCGCTACCCATTAGTGTTGTATTAGCAGGTAGTAGGATTGGTTCTAGCATATATGTTCCTTTCGGAATAAATACCGTGCCACCATACGTATGCGCGTATTCAATTGCTTTATTAAAAGATGCGGTTTCATTTGCTACACCGTTTCCAATTGCACCAAAATCTTTAACATTCACCATTAATGTGTTTTTATCCACTTTGTTGAGCATCAATTCAGTGTATGCACTATTCAATGCGTTCACTAAATTAGACTTGTCTGTTACATCTAAGTTATTTAAATCACCAATTTTATTTGTGAACGATGCAATGATTTCGTTCATAGCCATTACAACATTTGTTTTATCAGTTGTACTTAATTGTTGCAAGTCTCCAACATCATCCATGAATTTTTTGAGAACTTCATTCACCGATGTCACAATTGTTGTTTTATCACTTGTTTCTAAATCTTGTAAATCACCAATTTCATTGCGTAATTCCGTGATACGGTCATTTACATTGACACCAATATCATTTTGAATTTGTTGTAAATCTGCTTGTATATCAGAAGTCGTTGTATTTAAATTTCGAACTACTTCATTAATAGCTTGTACAAAATTACTTTTGTTTTGTGTTAATAAATAATCGAGTGATTTCATTTCCCGTCTGTCTGTAATATCTACGTTGTTAACGGTTGTGTCTCCCGCTTGCACGTAAATGCTAGCAAGTAATTCCCCACCTGTTGGTGTTGAAGGTTGTACTGGATTCACATCTGCAACACCCGCTGTATATCGGATAACACCGTTTGTATCCACATAAATAATGTCAATTCGATTTAGTGTTGCGTGTGCATTGTTGACAGGTAATACCACGGAATCAAGTACATAACGTTCACCGTTTGGTAAATGTATAATGTTTGGTGTTGTACTATTTCCGACTTGCACTGCCATTGATAAAATCGGTTGTTGTGTCACTTCTAACCCCGAAATAACACCACTTCCAGTTGCTTCACCTAAGAACATTGTCGCTTGTTCCACAATCGCCATACGTGCTAATAAGTCGAGTACATTTTCTACAATTGTCCCTGTAATTTTTGTCGCATCACCAATGTTATCATAATTTACAGAAGCTAATGCATTTACACTATTAATGGCATGTACAATGTCGGTTTTATCCATTGTTGTCAAAAGTGATAAGTCACCAACAATGATATCAAATAATGTATCAAATGTTCCATCCGCTATTTTTTCATCAATTAGTTTTTCAACTGTTTCTGTTATTCCTTCACCTGTTATCCATTCATACATGTTGTTCCACTGTTCAATTAAATCATTAGTAATGACACCGATTTGATTCATTTGGTGTATTACTTTATTAATTTTCTCTAAAATGGATAAACTGTTATCGAATGCACTCGGTATATATCGATCGTATGGTTGCACATGTAACATGTGTAAATACGGTTTGCTGTTTCCATCAAACTTACTCATAATTCTTTTCCTCCTTTAATAAACTAACATAAAGAGTTGATTCATTTCGTTGAAAATATCACGTTCGATACGTAACAAGATACTGCGATATTCCTGTATCATTTCTGAATATGTTTTGACCCCGATACTACCTACTTTTTCTTCTACGTAGTCTTCAATGTCATTAATATTCGTAACACCTTTATTTGAAGCATTTAAGTTTTGACTAGCACTACCTGTTTTATTTCGACTATCGCTGTTGTGTCCTGTCATTTCTTCATTTTCGTTCGTTGTTAATGTTTCGTTTTCATTGTTTTCATTGGTTGTTTGTACGTTCTTTTCTGTGACATTATCAACAGTACCTTCTGACGTTTGTGTATCAATTGTTTTTTCGCTTGATTCACTTTTAGTATCCGTTTCAGAATTTCCCTTGTCTTCATTGATTTTTGAAGCATATTCGATAACACCACTTCCATCGGCATTTGGTGTAATAGATAGACGGGAATCGGGTGTATCACTTTGTAATGCTCGTTTGAAGTCTGATTCTGTTTCATTTGTTGAAATAGTACTTTCTTTATCTCCTTCATTTTCTACAAGTGATTCAGATGTTTCATTTGATTCTGTTATATCTTTTAAACTTGTTTCACTGTTTTGTTTCAACGTTTTATCGTCATTTTGTTGTCTGTTTGTTGTCGTACTTTGTTCAGATGTTAATGTTTCATTTTCAGAGTCGTTAGAGGTTTGACTTTGTGTTAATGTTTTGTCTTCATTTTGTTTTGTATCACTTTTACGTTGGTAGGTTGTTTTTAAGCTATAACTTTCAAGTGGATTAAATTCAATTAATTCACTTTGGAATAATTTATTATAGTAAGGCATGTTGATGTTCAACCATGTGTCTAGTTTAAATTTAAATAGTTCTTCTGTCTCGAAACCTATTTCACGTGTATAAAAGTTTCGTATAAAATTTGTTTCGAATACCCTTCGATAGTCTTCATCAAATATTGGATATGGAAAATCAAATAAATGTTTCCGTCCGATTTCAATGCGTTCACGATGCGATAAGTTTGGTGTATCTTGTGATGCTTGTTCAATCATCGTTCGTAATTCCATTGTATAACTACTCAATATTTTCACCTCCTTCAACATTACTTTGAATTTCTTTTATCACGGATTCACGGAAACAAACTTCTAAATTTAAACCATATAAATTATTAATGATTTTACATGCTTCTTGACGACTTTTTAAAAAGACGTTTCCACTTGCTACAATTTGCTCGTCGTTGCTATCAACTTCACTTGTAACCATGCGTTCTTTCTTTTCGAGATTTGCATTTTTAATTCCGATGAATGTCATAAATTCATTCCAAATTTTATCTCTGTCACTTCTTAATTTATCAACTACGTATGGTGCATCTGTTTTAAACACCTTAATTGTATCGGGGTTCATGGATTCATGTGTAATGATAACAGGTGCATTTCCCTCATACTGATTGTATATATTTTGCATTGATAATTTTGTGTTATCATTTGCAGTAATCAAGACAGGTGTCTTTTGTGCATTACGGTTAACGGAAATGATTTCTTGTGTCTCTGCTAATTCAGTAGCGAATAGTTCAATGCTTGACATTGTTGGAAAATGTAAATCATTATTCCATATGACAGCCCCGTAATCGCCACCGTCAATTGCATCAATATAATTCCATAACTTGAATTGTTTTTGATATGTCGGTGTAACCGCATTAAATTCTGTCGGCAAGTTGTAATGGTCAACAATTCCACTCACTGCCCCTTGTGTTGCAATGTATCCTAATTTATCATCATGATAAAATCCAACATACCCATATGTGTGTAATGATAATTCAAGATAACGTGGGTCAACCGTTTCGGGTAGGTTTTTCCATTCAAATAATTGATAAGTTAACGATGATAAATAATCCATATAGTGATTAAACCATTTATTTCCTTCAATTCGTTGTAACTGATTTGGATTTCTATAATGTTTATTACGTGCCATTCTTTACCTCCTTTCTACACTTCACTATTGTCTAGTGTATAATTCCCTACGTCATTTGTGTGCCACAATGTTACACCCGAATCAAACACTGATTGAATTTTCCGAATGACATCAATATTTAAATTCCCCGTAATTAAACAATCTTGTGTCTGTATGAAATTCCATGACTTTCTAGTAGAAAAATTCGGCACTTTAATTTCGTTTAACTTGTAACCATACTTTTTAAAGAATGATGTTAATTTGTTTACATATTCAGGTTTTATTTGCTTTTTGATTACTAAGAAACCTGTTAAACCGTATCCATAATTATAGGCAGTATTACTACCCATTTGTGCTAGTTGTGGAGGTGTGTTATTGATGTCTGATTGTTTTGCCTGTAGTCCTTGTAATGCTAATACACTATTCCCCGCACCTTGAATAGCATCAACACCACCCGAAACGATTCCAGTAGGATTTAATCCCGCTTGTGCTACACCACCCGATACACTGCCTAATGTTCCCATGATACCGTTAAACACAATGGAATTCGTTTGGTTTTCTAAGCTATTTCGATTACCTTGTAAATAAGCACTTAACATGTCCGTAATAATTGGTACGGAATTTGGATTTGAATCAATCACCGAATACTCTAATGTTGCGACTGATTTCTCCCATTCATCGTAACGAGTAGAATTTGTATTGTAATTTTCAACACTGTAAGTAACTTTATTACTTGTGCCCATTGCCCCGCGTATTTGGATATTTAAATCCGAACCATCTAGGTATTCATTTTTTATTTCAAAACGATTCCCTTTCATATCGTCGATAATTGTTACTGCGTACGGATACATTAATAATTTACTTTCTTCAACTTGTCTAAACCCTGTATACTTGTTGCCACAATTCACGTCTTTTTTGAAATACGTTGAAATGTCTTTTACATAAAGTGTCTCAATGTTTTGTGTTACATCATCGGCTATTCTCGCGATTTCAAAATTAGCGCCGATAAAGTTAAATGAATCGCCCGACATACTAGGATTGTATCCTATATGTTCCGTTACATAGATAGAAACAACATTATTTACTGCTTCTTCATTTTTATAAATGTTTGTAAGTAAATCTGTCATGGATGTTAATGCAACATTTGTACCTGAGACATTCACATTTGCTACGTTTCCATTTGAATAGAAAGGATGTACATAATAACAAAGCGGCTGAGGTATCCCGTTTCGTGATGCCGTAATTTCGTTAGTTCCGTCACCTTCTGTTGTGTCACCTTCTGTTGTATCACCTTCACCAGTATTAGCAATTGCATGCAAACGTGATTTTGAAATAATCACTAAATACAATAATTCGGGTTCATAGTGATTAATGGAAACAATGTCGTACTCTTTTCCATAATCAATTCCCTCATCTAAAGTATTGATATACGGATTTCCGCCACTATAAAGTTGTTGTTGATGTTCTCGAACAACCATTGAAGGTTTCATGGTAAATAAGAAACGCCATGTTTGCATAACGTCAATTTCGAAATAAACATTCGTGCAATTTCGTTGTACGTATTCGATGTTTGTTACGAATGCATAAAACCATCTATCGTAATATTCATTTCTAAACATAACGTATGTTGCCCCATGTAATGCTTCTATACTTGCATTACAAGCAATGTATATTTGATCTTCTGTTCGTTGAAAATTGGCTTGACTCATTGTGAATACTTTTGGACGACTATTGAAGTATGATAGTTGTTCGCTAACCGTACCAAACCACCGTACATTTTTATAATCATTAGAGAATGGGATACTCGCTAAAAAGCGAATATCCGTCCCCGATAAAACTGTCATATGTTACCCTCCTATACGATAGTAACGATTGATTCCCCTGTAACGTCACCTGTTGTTGTTGTCACGGTTGCGACTACTCTAAACTCACCTGTTTGATTTGCTCCGACTGTTAATAAACCGTCACTTGAAATTGTTGTCGTTGTTTCGGCGCCTTCTACAGACCATACCACAGCACGTTCAACATTATCTGTATTACGAACGAATACATTCATTTGGAAAGTTGTTCCCGCGTTTAATGCAACAATTGTCGGGTCAATAATAACTTGTGTCACCTCGGGTACTGTACCGCTAACGAATGCAACCGCGTTCGCAAAACGCGATACACTCATGACTTGCCATACATGATAGTAGTAATTCCAGTAAAGACCGCGTGGATTTCGAATTGTTTCCATCTTTTGAAGTGTGTCATATACCATGTACCAATCCTTATCAATTAGTACAGCTTGTAATCCTTCTGTTGAGAATCCGTCAATCACTGTTACATGTCCTAAGAATGTTGTTCTGTCCATGTTGAACGCTTTTGCTAATACATCAACATCTAGTGTAGCTTCTAAGTCTGCGTCAATTAACAAATGCAAGTCTTCCATTTCAGAACGTTGTCGAACCGCTAACGCGTTGAATTCACGTGAACCTGTTGGCAGTGTCATTTTACGAGCTGTTGCGCGAACCGCTTTTACTAATTCTTTTGCTGTTGTTTCTGTTGTTGGTGCTTGCACAGGAACAACTTTAAATAATCCTTTTGAATAGTAATTGTCGACAAGCAGCTTCATGTATTCGTACTCTTCAACTTCTGCGGAATTGTAAATTGCGTTAATAATTGATGATAGGAAGTTATCAAAATCACCCCATGAAACGAATGCGGTTTTTAATGAATCGTCTTGAATTGTTTGTTGATAAAAGTCCTGTCGATTACGTTCATGGAATAATGTTTTTACATTTGGGATAACACGAGCGAATACTTTTTGTTCGGCTTCTTCTACGTTATATTTTTGTCCTTTTGT